CTGAGGAGGCCAGAGTCTGATGATCGCGAAGCGATGGATATGCCGTGTGGTGGCTGTCTTGGTTGCCGTATGGACCGAGCTAGGTCGTGGGCTATCCGTAATCGTTTGGAGTTGGCGAATCATCAGAAATCGTGCTGGACTACACTCACGTATTCGGATGAGAACTTGCCCGCGTATCGGTCCATTAGGCGAGATCATCTCTCCGGCTACATTAAGCGTTTACGAGCGCGTCTGTCAGCTGAGAAAATCCGATTTTTTGGTTGCGGAGAGTATGGCGAGCGTGGTGGGAGACCTCATTACCACGCGATATTGTACGGTATCGATGGTCAGGAATCCTCGATCCGTAAGGCTTGGCCGTTTGGGCATGTTGGAGTACATGCGTTGACCCCTGCCGCCATCAAGTATGTGGCGGGTTATTGTGCGAAGAAAGAGGGGTGGCATGGTGAATTTCGGGAGGTGCTTGACGAAAGCACCGGAGAGTTGTATGGTAGAGAAGCGCCGTTTTTGTTGATGTCCAGGCGTCCTGGCATTGGTGGAGAGGCGCGTAAGCATTTTCAGAGTTGGGCTCGGTATGCTGTGATGGATGGAACGAAGTTTCCAGTGCCGAGATATTTGCATGAGGCGTTTAAGAAGGACGCAGATCCGCAGCTGGTAGAGGAAGTGCAGTTTGAGCGTTGGAAGCATCGGAAGGCGGTAACGCGTGACGAGTTGGACGCGTCCGAGGCGGTTGCCAAGGCGCGGCTTTCACTTCAATCAGCAAGGAGAACGTACGGATGATGATTTATGGGATTCGCGATAAGGTCGCGGAGAGCATTGGGCAGCAGGTGTGGCTTTTTAAAGCCGACGCCGCTGCTATTCGTTTTTTTCATGATGTTCTTAGCGATAGCAAGAGCTATCCGGCGAATCATCCTGATGATTATGAGCTTATTTGTTGTGGTGTGCTTGGTGATAGCGGCGATGTTACTACCGATGGTTGTCCGTCGGTGATTTTTACTGGGACGCAGTGGAAGCAAGCGAAAGACGCTGCTGAGGCTGCCAAACTTGATGAGGCGATTGGCTAATGGCTGGTTATAATCTTCCGGCGCGAAAGCTTGCGAGTCAGCAAGATAGCGCGATGATTCAGCGGCCTGATGTGCCGCGTTCGAAGTTTGTTGGGTCGTTTACACGGAAAACGACGTTTAATGCTGGTTTGCTTATTCCGTTTTTGGTTGAGGAGGTGCTTCCTGGAGACCATCTCAAGTATGATTGTACGGCGTACGTTCGTTTGGCGACGCCGTATTTTCCGATGATGGATAATCAGCGGATTGATACGCATTTCTTTTTTGTGCCGAATCGCTTGGTTTGGTCGAATTGGAAGCGGTTTATGGGTCAGCAGGCTACGCCGGCTGAGTCTATTGATCTAGTGGTTCCTCAGACCACTACAAGTGTTGCCGATACGTGGGACGTTGGCACACTGTTTGATTATTTTGGTCTGCCAGTTTCTTTTCAGACTCATGTAGTTAATCAGATTCAAGTAAACGCTCTGCCGTTTCGTGCTTATAATCTGATTTACAATGAGTGGTTTCGCGATGAGAATCTAATTAATTCTGCTGTTGTGGATCTTGGTGATGCCGCTTCTGATTTGGTGAATTATCCTATTCGTCGTCGAGCGAAAAGTCAGGATTATTTTACTAGTGCTTTGCCGTGGCCTCAGAAGTTTACGGCTCCTTCTATTCAGTCAGCGGTTAGCGGTCTGGGTATTGCCGCGGCTGATCTGAATGTTGGTACAGCTCCTATTGGGGCTGTTATTGATACGTATTCTCAGCCCAATAATACGAGTTATAGTAACGCGTATGATGGTGTGACGGTGCCGTATTGGATGAAAGCGACGGCTGCCGGTTATCCGCAGGTTTATGCGGAGGCGTCTGTTAATTCGTTCCGTCAGGCGTTTTTGGTTCAGCAGTTGCTTGAGCGAGATGCGCGAGGCGGTACTCGATATACTGAGATTGTTCGTTCGCATTTTGGTGTACTGTCACCTGATGCGAGGCAACAGCGTCCTGAGTATATCGGTGGTGGATCTAGTCCACTGAATATCACGCCTGTTGCGCAGACGACAGGCGGTGCTGGTACGCTTGGTGTGCTTGGAGCCGCGGGAACGTCGGTCGGAAAGCATAATGCGTCGTATGCTTCGACTGAACACGGTTTTATTATTGGCCTAATGTCTGTTCGCTCAGAACTATCGTATAATCAGGGTGTTCCGCGTTCGTTTAGCCGTGCGACGCGTTACGATTATTATTGGCCTTCGTTGGCTGGTCTTGGCGAACAGGCTATTCTGCGCAAGGAGATTTTTGCGACTGGTAATAGTGCGTCTGACAATCAGGTGTTTGGATATCAAGAGCGGTGGCATGAATATCGGACTCGGTATTCTGAAGTCACGGGGCGTTTTCGCACCAATGTGCCGAATACGTTGAACGCTTGGCATTTGGCGCAGAATTTTGCTTCAACGCCGACGCTTGGTCAGACGTTCATAGAAGATAATCCTCCGATGGCTCGAGTGTTGGCTGCTGGTGGTGAGGCAGCCACACAGGAGATCGAGTATCTGGCTGATATTCTTGTTCAGCGTGAGGCGGTTCGTCCGCTGCCGATGTTTGGGACGCCTGTTACGCTCGGGCGTTTCTAATGCCTATTTTGCCGGCTATCGGCAAGGCGGCGTCTTGGATTATCCCCAGCGTGCTTAGCGCTGGGGGTGCTCTTAGGCAGCAGTCGACGTCGAGGCAGATAGCGCGAGAGCAGATGGCGTTTCAGGAGCGTATGGCTTCGAGTCAGGCTCAGCGATCGCGCGAGGATTTTGAGAAAGCAGGGTTGAACCCTGCGTTGGCGTATGGTACTCAGGCGGCCAGTCCGTCTGGGGCTAGCGCCCAGGCTGAAAATGTCCTGGGCGCTGGTGTTAGTTCTGCGTTGTCGGCGAAGGCGAATAAAGCTCAGGTAGATTTATTGTTGATGCAGAGGGAGAAAGCAGCAGCTGAGGCTCAGATTGCTGGTTTTGCAGCTAGAGAGGCTGAGGTTAAGGCGAGGCCGTGGTTGAACGCAGATAGTAATGGTTTGCATCAAATGTGGACAGATTATACGCGTAAGCGTTTGGAGGCTGATATTGAGACCGCTCCTATGGCGGTTCGCGCTTTGCAGGCGCAGATTCAGTCGCAGATGTTTCAGAATGTGGGTCTTGGTGTGCAAGCTGGTTTTGAGCGTAATTTGGGCGAAATTCAGCGTAAAGGCGGTTTAGCCGCTAAGTTTTTGAATAGTGCTTTGATGGTTCAACAGATGTTTAACCGAGGTATTAAGTAATGCCTTTTTCTATGGTAGATTTAGAGAGTATTGCCGCGAAGGATGTTGTTTGTGATGTTATTTGTAGTTTTGAGGAAGATATGACGCGGCAAGAGTTTAAGGATGAGTGTGATGTAAATCACATTTTGCGTCAGCATGGTTATATGGTGCGACCTGTTCAGTATGGGGAGCATAATTTTGATGAAGATTTGACTGTTCAGATGCAGTCTAGGTCTGTGTTTCAGCTGTGGTATGACTCGGCACCCGCCGATGTGCGCGAAGCGTACCCCAATCTGGGGTCGTTTTTGGCCGCATTTGGCTCAGGAGCGTTTAAAACGGGCATGGCAGGGTCGGAGGTACCCTCCGAGCCTGTCAGCCCGGAGGCAAGCCAGCCACAGGCTGGCGCGGCAGGTTAGCACGTATACTATACTTGATAAATACGTGCTAACTGACAGCTTTTCACACACACGGAGGCAGCAATGCGTCGCATGGGTATGCAGAAAGGGAAGTCGGCCCGTCGGTTCAAGGGTCGTGCTGGTAAGACAATGGCCCTCAACCTCCGCAATCCGCTGCGCGGTGGCTGGAGGCTGTAAGCGTGGCATGCCATCATCCGTTTCGGATGTGGCGACATGACGGCAAAGTAACGCTGAGGAGGCCAGAGTCTGATGATCGCGAAGCGATGGATATGCCGTGTGGTGGCTGTCTTGGTTGCCGTATGGACCGA